GTATGCACCCCACCCGATTAATAAATCGAATACTTCTTGTGCGCTGCCCAATACTGAGCCATATGGTACACGAGTTGTAGTTGTTCCAGATATTGGTCTGTATATAACAGATACACCACCTACTGTCGGTAGAGATTTTAATTTTCTCCAGTTCTTAGAAACGAAACTTTCCACAGTCTGAACTACAAGACTTACATAATACACACCATTATATCTTACGATATCGCCCGTATTATAAGTTTGACCTTTTGTGTATGGTAGAAACTCTGCAGGTGTTCCGCCGACTGTAATATCAATGAGTTGTGCGTCTGATCTGTCTAATACTATAAATTCAGAATTTAATAAATCGTAACCATATACAACAAACATTCCGTTTGCTAATGCTCTAACAATTACACCGCTGTATGAATAAGTTTTTGTAGGTTGACCTACGTGTAATGAGACACTAAAATTATTTGTAGGTATCAACAGATTTGTACTAGATACACCAGGTGATACCGATTCAATATATGTGGTTGTTGTATCTTTATTTGTAAATCCTGCAAGTTTATTTGCTAGATTTACATTAAGTGTTCTTACTAACTGGCCAAACGTAGTTGTTATATCTTTTCCTAAGAATAAGATTCTATCGCTTATCCAACGCTGATATCCAAATCTAAGTTGAATTGTCCCGTTTATATTCTCTGCGTGAACAACCTGATCTGCGCTCTTTGGACGCATCCATGCAAAGAATGGATCACTACTTGTGAATACATCATTCTGTACATATTGCCAATTTGTATTTGACATTACTGGACTATCTATTCCTGGTACAATTAATTGTCCTGGTGATAATTCTGTGCCTATTGTATCCCATAATAATTCGCCAAACGGTGCTGGCTTCATTAGATACAAGAATTCCTGTACGCTAAACGCATATGCGGATGTTGACATCCACGCTTGTTCAACTGGACTGCCATCACCGTACTTCCAGTCTGCATCAAAGTGATCAAACGGGAACGACGGTGCTGCTATAACAATACCAAATATTGTCGGAATAGGGATAATATCACCGAATGCATCAACTGGAATAACCGCCTGTAATCCAGGTCTTGCCCACATAGACTGTTCTTGCGGTAGCAGAGTAATAGGATCGTAAATTGCACACGGGCCCTGACGAATAATACCATATTCTATGTCGGCCCACATAAGAGCATAGCCAGGTGTATTAGGCCATGCTTGTTCGCCTAATGTATTAGTTACGCTCGGGCCATATTGCGATATCCACCATGACGGTTGCTCGCTGAAACCTAACATTTCCCATGGACGAGTATTAGGATAAATCGTGTCATAGTAATATTGGAAAATACCCTTCCAGTTTCCCGGCAAGTAATAAGCAGGTTGTCCCGGAGGTGGTGTTATACCGACAATTGCGACAGAGTAATTATATAGTTTCCATAGCTGATTTGTTGGAGTTGCAGGATAGGATGTATACCAATCATTGGCACGATAATTAGCACGATTGGCGGCAGACCATTTATTTAGATATGATTCTGTGATATCAAGGTATTCTTCTCTTGTATAACGAGTCTCTCTAAAGTACCCGTTCTTAACAGATTCTAATCTAAGTGGCACATAATACTGATGTCTAAATCTGTATTGAATTAAATTATAAATTCTTACTTCTAATTCGATTAATAATGCATCTCTATAATCAGAGAACACCTTTGTCATAGGATCGTATGTACCGGTAAGAATAGTTTTAGAACCATCGTGCCCAATAATAACATACGCCGGGTTTGCATAAGAAGTATCTAATTCAATTCTCGGCATATAAGTCGGATATGTTCCGAGTTTAGATGGTGTAGACGGAATGTATGCTGGTACCGGATTCTTGTATAATGGAACAAATACCGTACTTCCTGATGGAATATTTGCTAAATTAAATTGGATGTCGATTGCTAAGTTTGTCGATACAATTTCATAATCTCTACCTATAACAAGTAGGGTTTCTTGTCCTGTTGTATTATAGATATATAGTGCATTTTCTAAATTAGACAGATCGATATAATTTGTTAATGTTATATTACCACTCAGTGGTACTGTATGAGTCTCGGTTACATAAGGACTACCATTTGCAATCATATATGAATATGCAAATGCATTTGAGAATTCATTAGAGACATTTACTGTCTTAAGAATTTCTTCAACCCAGTCACTGATAATAACTGTCTTGTTATAATACTGAGCAGGATCAAATCCCTGATTAATAAGCTGTAGGGCTGTCTTTAAATACTTGTTCTTAAATTTTGTATATTCGGTTTGGCTAAATCTTACGGCTGTAATAAAGTCAAGATCGTCAGACGATGATACAAGCATTGTCTTCAACAACGGTGCAACATTCTGTAAAATATATGTACCCAAAGATCTATTCTTAATGGTATCTCGGTAATTATTGTTGCCACCAAATGCAACACCTACTTCGCCGATCTGATTCTGAATAATAGAAGTGAATTGTTGTGCTAAATCACTCCCGCTAATTTCAGAAATTTCTAACTGTGTTGGGTTAGCTTCTAATTGTTGTGGAATTTCGAAATATCCAGTTGCCGAAGGGTTTAATAATCCGTGGGTATATGTTTGTATTTCAACAACAGGGGCTTGAGGTTGAATTGTAGTCAATAGGGCTGTAAGATATGTGGTTAGATCCACATATATAATATTGTTGATTTCCTGGAATACATATCCACCAACTTTATTCTTAATATCTACACCATTCACCGAAACAGATGCATCAGCTAATAATTGTATAGGACCTGCACCAGAAATATAACCGTATGGTGTAACACTTAGGTTAAATTTATACTCGGAGCCATATCCGACAACATATCTGTCAATAACTCTTTGCTTGCTAGTTTCTAGACAATTTGCTGGAGGTGGTGGTACAATGTTGTTACACGGGCAAGGCTGATATAGATTCCAGTTATTATATAAAATTGTTTTATCAGTAATTGTATAGTAGTAATAACCGTTAATAGGTAATTCATTTGTACCATAAACATATCTATCAGTAATTAGATTGTTTTGGAACATAATATCTGATGCTTGACCAAGAGATGTATATACAATTGGGAATTTTAGAACAGGATCGGTATATGCGCCAGGAGTGGTATTTATTTTGTAAGAGAATATCTTACTACCAGCGAATGTACTCAATGGATAAGTTACAATATCATCTAGCTTGATACCATTGTGATCAAATAACTGAAACATTGGTGGCTGATTAGTAGTAACCTTATCATTAAATGCTTCTTGCCATGCACCAAGACTATAGTACCAAGTCTGACCTCTTAGAGCAGCATCATACGGACCGTCTTCTGTGACAAAAACAATATCACCTTCAAGTACAGGAGTTGTCCATGCTGTGTAAGGTACAAATGTAACACTACTATCGGGATTGATTGTTACCTGAAAAATATAATCATTAAATTGGCCGGCACCGGCATCCCATGTATCCGGTGGTGCTCCCCATGCTGTTGTATCCCAGAAAGCAAATGGTGTAGTGTCATTAAAGAAACAAATTAATTCACCACCAACAAAATCGGTGTGTAATTGAGTATTTACAGTTGATACCTGTTGTCCCTGATAGTCAACAAAAAGTAACGGTTGACCAAATTGATCGTCTCTGAATCCGTAATTAATATCAGATCTAAATTGAGTTCCTGACTTATATAATGTCAGGTCTGCAGTAAATTGTATGATAGGTCTTAATGCCCTAGTTGCATTCGCAGGGAATGGTGTTCCTGTTGCTGCAATTGTTGCATTAATTGCGCCTATGTGAAACCACTTATTTGTTCTTGACCATGCATTCCTATCTAGCGCGCCGCGCTCAATGGTGATATAATCGGTATTGCCCGGTTGTACCTGTGTTTCCCACGGAAGAGTATCCCAGCGAGTATTATCAATGACTCTACTGTTCACTAAGGTGATACTACCATCCCATGGTAAGAATTCAAGAATTGTTCCAGGTGTAAAGTCCGGAAATTGTGGTACAAGTCTAATACCAATACATTCACCGATATTCTCTACAGTTAACGGTGCCGAAGCCTCATCAGTTAAGATAATCTTCATACCAGAGGTAAGAGTTAGATTAGGAGGTGTAGCTGTAGGAGGTGTAGTATAGGATGATTGTCCTATGATATCTGTGCTCGCTACTCCCGAAATATTAATTACAGCAAGACCTTGATCAATCCAATAATAATTTTGATAGTTGGTAAACATATCAACATCAATAGGTGGAGCCCAACTATAGTATTCAGACTCAAATAATCTATCCTGATTAAGGGTATTACCGCCGTAATAATTGATACGAGTCAATAAATCGTCGTAGAAGAAAATATTTGTTTTTGTTGTATCTGCATTCTGTGCGAATGCGGTTGCTTCTAATTGCCACCAAGTTCTGTCTTTATTTGGCTCAGGTAGGTAGAAGTCACTTATTGGATTATATACACCGGGTGTGCGACGACCAAGATATCCATAAAGAAGGCTGCTGTCTTTCTTAGAAAATACCTGGTCAAAGGTTGCGTCGAAAAATTTCTTTTCTGTAACAGTTTGAAAAACTGCCGGTAACTTCTGAATATACTGAGTCATTTAAATTTCCGCAATAGAATGTAAGTAATGTTACCTACTTCGTATTTATCACGAAAATTATATACCGCTTAAACTCTTAAATTCTGATCTGTCAGGTTAGTTACGATCTGGACGTTATTGACAGTTGCAGTCGATAAGAACAATTGATTAGGACTTGAAATAATTTCAAATAAGTTACCAAATTGCGAATTTGCTGTATTAGGTACAATAACAACAGAACTAATAATTCTAGAAAGTTGTTGGTGTATAAATGCTGCTAATTCAGTGTAGAAGAATTTTTCACCAAAATCCCAATTTCTAATATCGAAGTAGATGTCAATTGCTTGTATAACTCTTGTCTTAACTTCGTTATCACTTATATTTGTAGAAGGTGCTTTAACAACCTTGAATGTTGCCTGTAATTCTGTCGCTGCCTGTGTGCCAAATAATATCTTAAATACACCAGAATTCCATATCATTGAATCACTAACCATTTTATACTGATCTAAAGATTGAAATTGAATTCTTAATTCTTCTGTTGTGGGTGCTGTTGGCATATTTATTAGGGTGCCATTAGAATTTTTCCAAATCAACATATCTTGATAATATGCGTTTGTTATAACGATCATATCAATAATATTTGTTGGCGATGGATCAACTCGTTGATCAATAGGTGCGTAATGACTCCACTTAAAGTAGAACGGTAATTGACTTGCCTGAGCAATAGTTGTATTCTGTGTAAATACTTTTCCATTCTTGTCAAAGTGATATGTATCAGGTGCGGACATAATCATCTGCCCTGTGGGATATTGTACAAGATCAACACTTGACTGGAATTGAAGTAATTTGTATATACCATAACCCGGTGGGCTTAAAAGTGCTGGTGATATTAAGAATGCTTTATTAATGAAATTATTTGTTACAATGTCAATCTTATCAATTATATACTGAGTTCCTGCTAACCATGGATATAATACCAGCGCCGATGCTGTAGGTCCGTTAAAGAATGCCGATACCTGAGCTGCTATAGATGTTAATTGTAAATCATTATTCGTGAAGAATAGATCAAATTGATCCATATACATAATAATTGCTCCAGGAGTTGCTGTAGGATTATATTGATCAAGGACAACCATATTTGAAATAAATGGCGATCCATATAACAATGTTGGATCATATATATCTACTGGAAAATATACATATATGTTTCCTGCATAACTTTCTAAATCAACACCCCATCTTGAAATCCACGGTCTTGTACTTTGGTATCCCGAGACTTCGTTATTGTAGTATTCAAATACAATTCTATCAGTGGTTGATACAATGCTATCGAACCCCTCTGGGTCATCGGGTATACCATCATTATTGGCATCTATTAAAGAGACCTGCACCTTTGCTGGATCTAAATAACCATCATCCTGAATAAATACCCCAGAAATATTAAAATCTACAGGTAATTCTATAAATGGTTTTATCGGTGGTGCAGGGATAACTGGTTCATTATTATTAATTAAATTATTTGTATTGACAAATGGCATAATTTCAATAGTATCTTTTAATGCCTGACCTGTTGCATTATCTATAACAATCTGATTAGGTTCCCAATAGAATCGAACATCTCTGTATGATTCAAATACATATATTCTTCCACGAGCAGTAAGATCATAAGTTACTGTATTTAAAACATTATCCTGTGTGACATTGATATATAATAATCCGCTATTTGGATAGCTTCCCCACGTAGAATAAATAGAACCTGTGTCTACTGGTGCATAGACAAAAGGCTGATGTGTTTGGTCACTTATGCCAGGTGTTAATGTTGTTGATGTATTCCATACATCCTGTAATAAATCGTAATATAACCAGAAGGATATACCATCTGTTATTCTCGGTACAATACCATAGATACCATTTGGTAAATCGCCATATATTTCTGATGATGTTAATGTATTTCTAAATACAGGATATACCTTAACTGCCTGGGCGCCATTTTGTATCTCAATACCTAACTCAACAGGGCCAATATTTGCGTAAGGATTTAGCGGATTAATAAAAATAGGATTACCGTTCTGAATAACAGTATCTACAGATGCAGTAAATGGATTACCTGCAGGTGTAACAAATTTTACTACAGACCCATCTTTTATAAATCCCCAAGCCTGATATGTAGATCCCGGAATATTATTTGGATCAAGCGTGTTTATTAATGCGTTGGCATTAGCACTTGTTGATACTTGTGTGCTGGCAAAATATCCTGTTGTATTTTTAAATTTAACCGGACTTGTACCCCAATATAAAGGAGATGACGGATCAACTCCTACGCCACCCGGTGTCGGAACTAAATCAAGTAATGAACGTCCTGTCGGATATAACGGTGCCGATGGATTAACACGAACTGTTGATTCAAACTGTGCCAGATATTCATCGTAATAAAAGTTTGATACCTTAGGATCTCTAAGCATTTCTTGAATAGTATTGACTAATATAGATTCAATTGTGCCACCGACATTAGATGCATCTTGTACTATTTCAACAAGCACATTTTGATTATCTCTAAATAATGCACCGTCTTGTCCGAAAATAAGTAAATCGTGATGGAATCCCGTAGGATCATTTAAGTCAAGATAGCGACTTTGTCCGCTATATGTACGATCAATGGCTTGTATTTTTGCAATTTGATTTCCGTATACAAGTGGTAATACATTGTAATCACTACCATTAACCATACGCGATTGAGTAGAGAATACTTCAGGAGCACGTAATTTAATCTGTTCATTAGTTTCGGTTGCGGCTGCATTTCCGATTGTCTGTTCGAGATTGAAAATAAGTCTTAATGTATATTGCTGATTGTCAACACCGATATACGGGATATTAATCTGTAGGCCTTGTGCGTCATCTGGACGAATTACAATTGCTTGATTTGCACTTGTTCTAATCCAGGTTCTAAATAGACCAGTTGGTACATTACCAAAATTACCATCAGCAAATCGAATTGTAATTGTATCATTTGCACCTGTAATAACATCGAAAATATTTCGTTGAGCATTCTGAATACTATTGTATATGATATTCTCGCCTGCCAATGCAGGTACCTTTACCCACTTATTAATGACGGCACCAGTCTGATCGGTTTCTTGTACATATACATCTTCCTGGTTAATATTCTGAATATCAACAGGAAATAATCTATTTGGTACAGGAAAGTCAAAGTTAGTATCTATATTCAACAGAGTACCTTGCTTGAAATATAAGAAGAAACCAGTATTGATAGAGGAGACACCTAAACTATCATTTCTATATATGAAATTAAATGCGTTAGCCGGATCTGGATCTTTTTCAAAGATTGTTTCATTTGTAATAAAATCTGGATTACAGACATCAATTGGGTAATCCTGACCATTAATAGATATGTTTGTAGGGTATGTAACATTCAATCTAAGAACGTTATTTAACTGATATAGATCTGTCGGGATACCGCCTATAATACCACTCTTTGTAGGGCGACCAAATGGATTGAGTGTACTAAACGCAGCATTACAAACCTGTACAAATTGATCAAACCAATTGTTATTATTAGGATCATTCCAGTATATTGTGACATCATTAATGTTAATACCGTTTGCATCAGTAAGTGGTTGATCTGTCTGAACTGCTGCAAGCTTAAATAGTCCGTTCGCAGCAATATTTCTACGTGGGACATAATTAACCATCTGAGCGAGACGAATAATACTTTCTCTACGCTCTGCTGTATCAATAAAGTTTTCGCGGCTGTTTAGATCAGTTCTAAATGCTAAACTTGTACCAAAGTATGCAAGTAATTCAACAATTGCGATAAACTCAGAACTCTCAATATAGTCATTGAAGTCTTCTGGATAATATGTTTGAATATAATTTAATAGTGCTTGCTTTAAGGTATCAAAGTCATAGGCAGTATAATCAATAAATTGATATGCCTGAAATACTTTCTTGTAATCCTCGCCGGCGAAGAGGTTTGATTGGCGAATGCTCTCTGACATTAGAAGGTTTCCTTATCCTTAAGAGAAAAAGTCACAAACATATTATCTGTAATAGATTCTGGTTTAAATAGTAGAACTAAAATAATATTAAGAGCTTGATCTTCTTGATACGCATCTATGCTAACTAATTCAACTCTAGGTTCTGATTGTACAACCTTTACAGCATCATCTATGATTGCATTCTTTGTGTATTCGTCAAATGGATCAAATAGCATTTCATATATGCGTGTTCCAAAATCTGGCAGCATTACTCTTGTACCGGTAGGTGTAGCAAACTGGTTTAATATATCTCGTTTAACTAAGTCGATGTTAGTTAAAGAGTATGGAGGGATAGATTGATTGACCGTGTTAAACCCTACAAAGTACGGTTTCCTTGTAATTCGCGTCTGCTGTACTAAACCTCGTTGATTGCTTGCCATATACTTCTCTTTTTGTTATTTATCAATAAAATTATATGGTATTTTTATCGCGGCTTCACCCGTAGTTCTTAAGACCGGGATCATAGTGATTTCTATACATAGTCATTACTTTTGTTCGATCAGATATTGCTCTTCCGCCTGCGTTATTATAGCTTAAATGATACCACACTAGGCCGGTTTTATCACTATGCTCGTATATAAACTGATCGTATGGAATATTATCTTTAACCCATGCAGCATTTTCCCAGTATCGTGCATAAGTCCAACCCGAGAATTGGATGTCCATTGCCTGTCCGGTAATATGCTGACTTACGCCGGATGGGGTAGATGTTTTATTTCGGAGTCCAGAATTAATATTAAATTTTCCAAATTTAGCAAGTAATGGTTCTGCAACATTGACTGCTAGTCCCTTAAGATTTGTAAATCTTGAATTCATTGTATAAACACCATAATCTATTAACTGATTAGGGAAAACTGCATTAACCGTGAATGCTCTAACCTTAAAGTTAGGACTCAATACAGCATCGTAATCTCCATTCCACGTGCCCGGGGCCACTACAACTCCTGCTAATACCGGAGGTGGAGTATCGTTTGAAGAATTTGCGGGAACCGGACTAGGTGTTGGTAATGATGTTTGAACTGGCGGTGATCCTGTAATTGGTATTTGTACACCAGTGGTACTACCGGCATTATTACCATTTGCTATATTTTCGGTAAATTCATCTAATGTTGGATCTCCGCCATCGCCGCTAATAGTGTTTACTAACTCTGCGATATTTTCGAAGTCACTAGTTGACATAGTGACTCCGCCTACTGTTATTGTTGGTGCTGCACATGACATATATTTTATCCTGGAAACTTCTTATCACAACCGTTAGGATCGACATTTCTCACAACCATTGTAACAATGTTTGGTCCACGTTTACCTACCTGGGAGAACCATGCAGAACTTGTAAGTTGTTGACCTGCTTCATCAAATTTTCCTGCCTTCATTGCTGCAATGAATTGTATAAATTTCGATAGGCCGCCCTTACCCATGTTATATGCAAGATCAGCGACTGCGCGTTTTCTAACATCTGAAAAATCTCCCCATGCATCGCCCATAAGATCCTGTGCAATCTTAATTGCTGATGCAGAATCTTGTACATACCATGTTTCGATTTGTGAATCAGATATAGGTGAACCAACAGGGAATGATCCTTTTTCATTTGCTCTTAGTAAGTGGCCAATGCCACCCGTTGCTAAACCCTTTGTATCAGCATATGAAACATTTTTTAGTCCTTCGTGTATTATCAATTGACAACGGAAAGCATTCATGTTTACATCTTTAGTAACACTTGTATCAGTTGGAGAATCGCCTTTTACAGATGTATTAGTTGCTCCAGGATTTACTGCCGCTGCCGGCGTTGTAGTTGCAGCATTACCGGAACCAGCCGATCCTTCATATGTTGTATCGTCTGGCGTCATTAGTGGTTTAAATCCTGCTATCGCTGCAATACTAAATGTTTCGTGTTCTGGACACGGTTCATATGTTGGAAACTTCGAAACTGTAGTCTGCAAAGTCTGCGAATTTCTCTTAAACTTATCTTCAGGAGAGAATGTATCCCATAATACAGAATTAAATGCTGGTGATGCAGCTATATCTTTCTTAGCTATGTATAAGATATTATTATTTGTTACTACTGTCTCAGCCTTATAAGGTGTATTAGCCTTCCAATCCGGGTATGTAATAGTTGACTTCCATGTAGCAAGAATATTAAGCTTCTGGTTAAGAGGTTTAACTTCTGCAGGCCTTGCTGTTCCGGCAGATCTTGCACCTTCAGATTGTGCAGGATTTGCTTCTACAGGTTTTGCTGGACCAGCTTTAGGTGTTGGACCTGGTGGAGGTCCTGGCAACGGTGTTGGACCTGGTGGAGGTGGTGCACCGGGTGGTGATCCTGGTGTCGGGCCTGGTGGAGGTGTTGGAGGTTGTGGAGGTGTTGGAGGTTGTGGAGGTGTTGGATGCGGTGCCGGAGTTACTACCACCTTTCCGTCAGTTCCTACTGTAACTGTTCCTGGCCAGTTTGCGGAAGCTAAATTGCCACCGAATGTTCCGCCACCAGTGACAGCTAGACTACCACCGAATGTTCCGCCACCAGTGACAGCTAGACTACCACCGGCTGATGCGTTGCCTGATACAGATAAATTACCGCCAAATATACCGCCTCCGGCGGCTGATAACATTCCGCTAAATGCTGCTGCCTTACTACCCGATATATTACCACCCACACTCAGTGCCTTCATAACATCCAAGCTACCGGCAATTCGCACGCTACCAGATATATTAGCAATTCCTGTGATATTTGAATTACCCGATACGTTCACATTTCCGCCGGCTGTGACATCACCATTAGAGGTTACATCGCCGGCTGCACTTATACTTCCTGCACCACCAATACTTCCCGATACAGATAAGTCACTACTTACATTTGTATTGCCACCAATATTTACATTGCCATTAGCATTGATATCTCCGCCGATGTTGCCGCCACCTACAATATCTGCTCCGCCGCCTACACTTACATTGCCGACAACATTTGTATTACCGCCTATGTTCGTATTACCGTCAATACCAACTGTATTAGAGAACAATGCCTCTGCTGTAACACCGAAGTTTGTTGAGGCTATTAATACGTCATTTACTGCCGCAATTTGTATGCTATCAGCTGCCTTAATGTTCATGCTTGCGCTTGTACACAATACAATGTCTTTCATACCGACTACTGAGATAGAACCCATTGATCCCACTCTTATATTACCGGTTGCTGCAATATCAATTGCTGCATCAGATGTTATCTTAACACCTTGTTTTGAATTATAATCCTGTCCACCACGCTGAGTTGTAACTGATAAAGAATTACCAATCTTAATATCCATATTATTTTCAATAACAGTTAAGAAGGCATTCTTTTGTGTTGTGCTTTGCCAATTATTAAGAGCTTGCATAACAATATTACCACCATCGCCCGAGCCTTCTCCTACATATCCCCATACAGGAATGGTAGACGGATTAGGGAGATTGTTTATATCGTATGTGAATGATGTTGTACTTTCTTTTGTATCCTTTGCAGCCTTCATAAAGATATTCTGACCGGCTTCGATATTAACATTTCTATCAGCACGAATATTGAAATCTCGTTGAGCACGCATAGAGATATTTGTAGCACCGAATATATCTATGTTTCCCTTCTGGTCCATTTGAACCCATGCAGTGCCATCTCTATTAATTAAATATACAAATCCATTTGTTTCATCTAATTTAATTTGTGCGCCAGATTTTGTAGTAAGTTGAACATATTCTGTACCCGTGCCATCGTCCATAACAAAAGATGAACCACCTTTTCTACGAATATTCTCTGGTGTAGATTTAGCATCAATTGGTGGGCCAGGTGTTATAATACCAAATACATTACTAGGTGCTTCGCGCCTTGCACCAGATGTAGTTGTACCACGTGCTTTATCGACAATGAGTCCCTGATTTCCCACACCTTTAAACTTTGTCTTTTCATATGGTTTAAATACTCTATCGGGATAAATTACTGTTTGATTCCATTTATTGTATTCTGCTATAGGAATTTGCTTACCGGGATATTGCCAATTCTTTACATCAGATGCAATAGCAGGCACCATGTTATTCATGTATTGCTGAAATAATGATCCAATCCATATACCCTTGCTTGGATCACCATTAAGGAACATAACAATTACTTGATTATTAACATCAGGCGGAATAAACCACATACCATAAGAGGTTTGTGTTCCTTCAAATTGTTGCGTATTAGATTGACTAGTTGAATTGACGTTTGTTGCACCAGCAAACGGTGAACAATAATTTACACCAATCCAGCCATCTTCGTTTTCTGGTGCAGAACCGAATTCTGGTATCCAGACCATTAATCTACCATTTCGCTGAACGTCATCTGCTCTTTTTACAAAGCCAACAAATACACCGAAGTGAGCAGGTGCTCTGCCCATTGGCTGGAATGTTTCGTTCTTAGTTGGACCTGTAGTTCGAGCGTGTGTATTTAAGATGGGCATCTATTATCCCTTTATATTTGGAATTATTGGGCCTTTAATTTGACCGGGTAAATTATTTACTCTGTCTGGATTTGCAATATCCAGGCGTCTTGGATCTACCTTTGCAAAATTGGTTCGGGCATCTGCGGCTACCTGGGCATCTAATACTGCAGGACGATAACCTTGCGTTGTTTCAATTTCTTTTAAGAATCCTTGCAAATCAGTTATATTAATAACCGGATCTAATAAGCATGTTAATTCTTGTGTAAATTTACCAACTTCAAATTTACTCACAATAGTAATAACCTTGTATACTCCACTAAACATTTCTGCATCAGTAAATGGATCAATAATACCGGTAGTTTCATTATATATTCTAGGTGTTCTAAATCTAATTACTATAAAGTTATCTGTTCCGAAAAGGTTTACAGAATCTCTAATAGTCTTATGTGCATCTTTAATGTTTGTAATTGCTTGAGCAGGATTACTTTTTGCTATATAAGAGTTATAATCTACTTTTGTTTTTTCACCAGTTATAGGTTGTGGAAATAACCAATAAGGATCTCCCTTGATATTAATCTTAACATGTTGAAGACTTGCATCTAAAGAAGAATATAATGCAGTAGCGAATACACTTGATACTCTATTTCTACCAGCATCACTTGCCTGATCTATACCAAAGCCGAGATTTGATTCTTGCACACCTTCTCTATACGGTATAGGTCTAAGTTTACCTTTCCGGTTTGTCAACATAGTCTGGTATGCTTGTTTAGTGCCTTCAGACGATAATTGTACATCAGATATAAATGCTGGTGACATATTATTTTTAGGAACTGCAAGACTTGTTGCACTTTTAACAGGATCTGCAATTGTTCCGTTTGCATTAAGGCCACCTGTACCCTGCAAATTTGTGCCTACTTTATCAGCTGATTTAGCATTTGATAATATAGTATTGTATCTAGCTCGTGTAGTAGGATCTAATTTACTATTATCAAGAGACTTTTTCATTTCTGAAATTTTTGCATCTACTTTCTTACTATCCTGGGGTGATGCATTATTAACAAACTGTAATGTCTGTCTTAATTGAGTTGTAAGGTTCTTTTCTTCTTCGGCATGCTTTTGATTTGTTACACCCTCACCATTCTGAGTGGCTGTGTTAGAATATATACCGCCAAATCTAGAGAGTGATGCTGCAAATGAAAAGTTCATATTCAAATCAAACGAGATAACCTGATCATTTAATCCAGTAAACATATAATTATAAATTTTATTGAATATTCGCTTATTTGCATACTCAACTATTCTTTTCTTTGCTGCACCGATTGAATCGGGCGTCTGTCCTGTTTGTGATGGATTAACATCCATCACACCAGTATCATATTCGATAACAAAAATAGTTATTTCTACAGCATTATCTTGCCTAAGTGAGTCATATGCTATAGGATGAGTTTCTGTGACTACTCTCCAAAACTTTTTCATTTGATCTGGTTCTGTATTACTTGTTCCGGGCTTTGCTGCAGGCGCTGGCGCGCCTTGCATCTTCTCTTGATAATAAGCTGTGTTACCTAACAACGAATCAATTATCTTATCAATGGTTGTGCCTGTATTATATGTTGCAGTTTTCTTATCAAATTTAACATAGTCGCCACCGCGAGAAGTATTGTTGTTATTTTTTGGTGGCGTAATTGTACCTGCCTTACCCTGAAATATCGGATCTATAACAATTTTATATGTATCTGGTATACTATAATTGTCTATTAATTTTTCTAATTGGTCAGCATTTATTTTTCGTGCTAAGTCTTTCATAGCACCCTCAAATGTATCTATTTCTCTAAGAATCAAATTATGTTGAATTCCAAAATATGAATTTGATTGTGCTAATTCATTATAAACAATTGCGTCAAATTCATATCTGGTTCCTACAGTAGTAACATTGGCTTTTGCATTTGTTAGTTTAATAGGCCACAACCATCGCATACTGCCTATAGTACCCGGTGCTCCAGTTAGGTCTGCCGAAGATGTTTTTGGATCACGGCCTCTAAATTCGAGTTGTAAGAAACAAGGCATAACAAGCCAATTACCGATACCCAAACTTACTGCCTCATAGAACATCTTATCTAACAGACCTGCTCCTGATGGTTCTACTATTTCAAACTTGACAGTTGTCTGTGTACCTGTCCCAGTTTCTACGGATGGTATGGCAATACCGTTCATTTCAACTTTATCGATGGTAAGATCCGAAACACCGCTTTCTGCTATTACTACCTGATTTGCTAATGATAAAACATCACCGTTTTTTGCATTTTCTAAAGATGTTAAAAAGAGTTTCCAATGATATGTTACCACATCATAGTTGTTTAACATATTTGGTTGAAAATTTAATGTGTGAGATTCTTTCGAAGATGCAGTAATATTGTCAGTCTTGTGTGCGTATGCATTAATTTCTGCGGCTGTTGGGCCACCCTGTGTGCCCCGGCCAGCGAATGCATTAGAATTGCCGACTACACTATTATATGCTTTGGTCGCTTGAAATTTTGCATCATCTAAAATACCCATTTATATATCCTATCTTATTGTTTAAGAATATTAACCGGAACATAAATTTCGAGTCCGGAAACAAAATCATCTATCGGATCAATTATCAAATCTGGATTTCTTACTGCAAATACCCACCAAAGACTTGGTGTACCATATT